TTCGTCTTCACTGCCTCTGATGCTTCAGTCATCGTCTTACCATAAGGACCGCCAGATTATGACTCCGTACCCCACGTTGAACAATGCGATGTATGGCGGTATGGGGCTGGGCGAATTGATGGTTGTGCTCGGCTTGAGCAACGGTGGGAAGACGATGTTCTGCGTCAACCTGGGAGCCTGGGAGTTGTCGATCAATAAGGGGGCTGTAGTTCATTATGCAATCGGGGACATGCAGGAGATGGACATCGCTCTTCGATATGCGGCCCGACTCAGCGGGTGTACGATGGGGCAGATCGTGAGAGGCGAAGCCTTATACTTGGAACGCTATAAGCGATTGAATCTGGCTCATGCCAAACTGCGGATCAAACGGTTCACACCTGGAACTACCAGGATCGGTCAAATCTATTCTCACCTGTCCGCACTGGTCTCGGGCGAGGGGTTCCGCCCCCGGATGATGATTATCGATTATCCTGACCAGCTACGGGGTGGTAGCGGGGAGAATATGTACTCCGCGATGGGTGAGATTTACGATCAGCTTCAGGAGATGGCAGCGGAGTTTCAATTGGCGGTGATTGCCCCTTCTCAGATTAGTCGGGCGAGTCGCGGAGCTCAATCTCTGGGTAAGAATGATGTGATTACACAGGACCACGTTGCGAACTCCTCTCAGAAAACGGCGAAAGCCGACATCGTTGTGAGCATCAATCAGAATCGGGAAGAGCGAGCCTTGGGTCGAGGACGAATCCATTTGGATAAGAATAGGCGCGGAAAGAGTTTTCAGACCTTTCCTGTGCTAATGGAAATGAACAAAGCGACGATTACGGAGGTCGATAAAGTGGAGGAAACCAGAGAAAACTAATCCTCTTTACGGAGGGGGCATCTCATCCCTACGTCCCCCTCCGTCTTTTTCTATTTGACAAATACATTCGTATTCTATTATAATACGAGGCTTCATGAAAGGGACAGCAATGGGACGTTCAAAAGTCGGTGATGGCAGCAGCGAAAGTATCCAAATCGTTGTGTCAACGGAAACACGGAAGCGAATTGATCGTATGGTTCACCGTTTCGGTTGGCATTCGAGGTCTGAGTTGTTGCGAGCCTTATTGGTTGCTTTCACCGAACAGCAAGTGCGTATCATTCGCGGTCCCGACAAGCTTTTGATCGCAACGGCCAGAGAGGGCAGTTGCAAAACACGAACTAAGAAGAAGGAGTAGGCCGATGAGTTTAGCCGATGCGTTCGAAGATGTGATCGTCGAGTTTGATTTGGCAAAGAATCCGTTTATCCAGCAGGGCTGTGACACGCTGAATGTCCAATTGACGACGACTCTCATCAACAAGGCGGGGGAGCCCGTCGTGTACGAGGGGAGGTGCAAGGGTGTGAGCCCAGGTCTGTCTCGGGTAGTCGGGACCGATGACCAGGGGAACCGCGTTCTGGAGCCGATCCCGGATACCGGATTTTTCGTGATGGAGACGGGTCCGGACAAGTTCGAGATCGTCTTCTTGCGCCACGTCGTTTCGGGGGCTGGCGTGCCGATCGTCTAACACAACTGGAATTGGGCAGTAGCCGATGCGCCCGAGAGTCGAACCTCTGAACCAAATTGGTTGGTAGAGGGGTCTCGAAGCGGTCTCTGAATTTCCCTGAGTCAGACCGGACCGCACATCGGCATTATCTACAAATGGGAGGTCACATGAACTGTCCAAAATGTGGAAGCTCGGATGTAACAACGTCTCACGTTTTCAGGCCGGATAAAGAGTTTCTTTGTCGTACCTGTCAGAACTGCTCCTACTCGTGGGAGGAGAAGACTCTCGATCAGAAACCGATCGAGCAAACGAGGACTCGGATTCCGTTGAATGACTAACCGTCTTCTCGATCCTCAGTTGATTGCTCGTCTCGGGGTTCCACATCCAGCTCCGGGTGATGAATGCCGCTTTATCTGCCCTTTCTGCTTCAAGCCGGATACGTGGGGGCATCTCTATTTTAATTCAAAATCTGGTCTTTGGAAATGTCATCGTTGCGATACGAGTGGTAATAGGGAATCGCTGTATCGGATGCTGGGGATTCCTATTCCATCAGAAGATACTCCGGTTCCCGACGAGTGGCTAGAGGCGGCTCGATCCTTGTTGTTGTCGAAAGAGCCGAATTTGCGAGAGGAGCGTTACGAGTATTGCGATCCTCCTCAAGTCCTGGCTGGTGGTCCCAGTGCTCGGGCCAGGGCGTATCTATACAATCGTGGACTCGATGATGATGACATCGTGTATTACGAGATCGAGGAGGGTGTCGGCTGCCTGGGGGAGCGAATCGTTTTCATCGAGCGTGAATCGTTCGATCCCACGTCTCCGATTTTGGTTTGGGTGGCTCGCGCCTATACTCCGGAACTAATGCGGGACTGTAAGGAGCAACCGCATTTGGTTCGTCGATACGAGCATCCCAGGTCGGTGCGGAAGAGCCAGGGGGTTTGGAACTTGGTTCGGGTACAGGGTGAGAGCGTGATTATCACGGAGGGTTGTTTCGATGCGATTGCTGCGGGTAGAAACGGGGTAGCGACGTATGGAAAGAGTCCTTCGGAGCGGCAGAGGAGTCGGTTGTTGAGGGCCGGGTTTACCGATTACTATGTGGCATATGATTCGGATGCGCTGAGAAACTCTTTGGAGCTATGCCACTGGTTTTCCAGTTATAATCGCCGTGCTCATCTGGTCGTTATGCCACTAGGGGAAGACCCCTCAAGTCTAGGTAGAGACCGGTTCTCGGACTGTCTGTCAGCAGCGATCCCGTATGAACCGTTTGAAACAATGGCGCAGCTGCTACGCCGTGGTGTAATAGGGAGAGATCAACATGCACACCACAGGACTCCAGAAACCAGTTCCTAAATCGTGGAAAAACGTAACAGGTGCTAATGACGGTCTTGTTGAGCAGGGCGGAACAATTATTTTGCATTGTTTCTATTGCCGCGCATATATGGGACCGAGTATCTATCTGGGGGAGAAGCCCAAAGAGCAGAGCTATACGGACAAGTCTGTGTACTGTGGACAGTGCCGGGGGGATGAGTTTGTTGAAGTCGCATCAAATCTGTGTCAGCGGTGTGGCCTGAATGAGAACGCGACTTATGTAAATATGCAGGGATGTGGTAGTGAGACGCCACGAATCCTGATTGTGGGCGAGGCTCCGGGGAAGCAGGAGGACGTAGCCAACATGCCGTTTGTCGGTCCTGCTGGCGGTTTGCTCCGCGACATGCTGAGCGACGCGAATATCCCTGAGGAGTGGGTTCGGTTTACTAATGTTGTGCGCTGCTGTCCTCACGATGACAATTCGATTCGGACTCCTACTCAGGATGAGATGCTGGCTTGTCGCCATTACATTGAGCGGGAAATCTGTGAGTATCAACCCGAGCTTGTGATCGCAGTGGGGGCAACGGCGGCTCTGAGTTTGATTGGGAAGAAGACGATCACGAAACTCCGGGGTGGGTTGTACCCTCTGGAGATTCTCCACCTGGGGGAGAAACCGTATGCCGGTACGTTCCAGGTGTTACCCATTATCCATCCTGCGGCAGTCCTGCGAGGGAACGAGAAATACCGTGATTTGATCTTTCAGGATTTGGTTTATGCTAGACGGATCATTCAGGGTGAAGCCAAACAGGAAATCACGTTTCAGGATTTGGATACGGTTGCCAAAGTGGAGGGCTATGTGGACCGGCTGATCCGAGCCTATGACAATCAAGAGTTCGATTTTATCAGTGTGGACCTAGAGTCCTCTAGCGAGGGTCCGAGGGGCGGTCTCGATATTTTTCATCCCACGTTTCGCATCTTATGTGTGACAATTTGTCGCGGGTTAGCCGATAAGAAAATCCCGTTCGATCAACTCGATACAGGATTCATACCTTACAAGCACAAGCATAGTCCGTTTGTCGGTGATCTCCTCGTCTACAAACGGATCAATGCTGCGCTGACCCGTTTGTTTTCTCATGTACCATTGGCGGGGCAGAACTTCCAGTTTGACCATACCTCCTTCATTGCTTCTACCAACATCAAGATTCCGGATGGCTCCGTCAGGCATGATACGATGTTGGCTGCTTGGGTCTTGTCGAATGACACGGAACCCCATGATCTCGATTATCTGGCAACGAAGTATACGGATTACGTCCATCCGAAGGAGCGGATGAGAGCAGAGCAGGAAAAACTCAAAAAGGGTCAAGACCCGTTTGAGGACGTTCCGTATAACGTGTTCCAGGAATATGCCTGTGGCGACGTTGTTACCGTTGCCCATCTGGTTCCGGTGCAGTTAGAGATGCTCCGAGAGATCGGTCTGGACGAATCGATATTTGGGGAGAAGTGGTTCTCTCCTCATAAATTGATCTGGGTGTTTCACTATTTGTCGATGCAAAGTCATGATCCAGCAGTTGAGATGCGGAAAAACGGAGTCTTCATTGATCAGCCCTTGTTGGCAGAGGTTGAGAAGAGGGAAGAATCTCAGCTCAACGAATACTTCCAATGGTTCGTCGATCATGGTTACGAAAAGGCGTTGAAGGATCAGTATGACTATAAGCTGGTTTTGGGTGGTTGGCAGTCGATGAACCTCCTGTTTCACGGAGTGATGGGGCTGCCCTATCAGGTGGAACATTATAAAGAGGTGGGAGAGAGCAATTGGCTTGCCAAACGTGGTTTTGCAAAGGTACAGGGAAGTACGGACCAGGAAACGATCAAACTGCATATCGAATATCTTCAGCGTTGCAAGAGAAACGATTCGAACAATGTGGAGTATTACGATCAGACGATAGAAGCCTTGAAGGTTCTGCTCGACTATCGTGTGCTCAACAAGCATTTTACGAGCTATGTGAAACCTCTTTACGATTTTATTGGGGAAGATGGTTGTGCTCATTCGAACTTTGGTATCCGGACAACGGGGACGAGCCGCTGGACCGCTTATGATCCAACTGTGCAGACCGTACCTTTCATGTCCCAGGTGAAACGAGTGTATCGTTCTCGGTTCGAGGATGGCGTGATCGTAGCCGGAGACTATAGTCAGATGGAGCTGCGTGAAGCAGCACGGATCAGTGGCGACTCAACTATGTTGGGAATTTTCAAATCAGGTATGGATATTCACAGAGCCACAGCCGCACGAATCTTGGGGAAATCACTAGAAGAGGTTACGGCGCATGAGCGTCGCAAAGCAAAGACGACGAACTTCGGTATTCTTTACGGGGCGACTCCATTTACGATCTCGGCTCAATCCGGAATTTCCCTGGAGGAAGCAGAGGAGTTTGTTGACCGCTGGCTTAAAACCTTTTCCAAGATCAGGGACTATATGAAGTTCTGTGAGAGCTATGTCAAAGAGCATGGGTGTATCTATACTTCGCTCGGTGCGAGAAGGTTGTTGCCTGATGTGTATCATGCTAATGAGAACATTCGTAAACATGCGATTCGTCAGGCGATGAACACTCCGATCCAGGGGCAGAGTTCGGACTGGGCGACTTTTGCGCTTCAAGGCATTTATCGTGGCATTAAGGAGCGCGGCTTGCATTCGAAGCTCTGGGCATTTATCCATGACTCGATTGAGGCCGATGTGCCAGTGTTCGAGCTGTTCGATTACACGCAGCTTCAGCATGACGAGATGACAACGAATTTGGTGCAGCGTTTTCCGATGTTGACCGTTCCCCTCAAAGTGGACTTTGAGATCGGTCTGAACTGGGGTGAGATGGTGGACTTGGAGCTGCTCTCGGATCGTCGCCTGATTATCACGGCTCACATTGACGATGAGGACAAACCGGAAAGCACTACCTGGATCGAGCAGATCATGGAGGTTGTGCGGAAAAGTGGAGCAACTAAAGAAAAATTGCTGGATGAGGGGGCCGTTTCCTACCTATTGAAGTTCCCCGAATTGACATCGGATCGTATGCCGGTGTATACTACCCCCGGTTTTCAATTTTAGGGAGAGAGCCGATGTGCAACCAAAGAGAGCCAAATACGCTGGAGGAGTGGCGTTCTGCTTACTTCGTAGTGTTGAAACGGGCAAACGTGGCTGAACGTGAGCGGGACGATCTCAGGAAAGAATTGGAGATCGCCCAGTCATTCCATAAGGTTGCTATTCAAGAGCGGGACTATGAGCGGCACTGTTTGGACGATATGCAGGAGCGTCTCGCTAAGGCGCATGATCTGTTGCATTTAATACATGAACTTAGTGAGGGTCCGAATGATTATCATAGAGTTGCTTATCTAGATCGAGAGGTTTATTGGGAATTATTAAAACGGGTAAGAGAGGGTTAGTGGTGGAACTTACAAAAGATGTAGACAACCATTTCTGGGATATTGTTCGTCGAAGAACGGACCAGGGCGATCCAGATGTTGACTGGCTTGTCGATTATGCAATCGAACTTCGCAATAGGATCATAAAGCTACGGATGGGAGAGATCGATGGACATGCTACAGATTCTGGTCCAGAGAATTCAGGAAACCGATGAGATTCCTCATCTGGAGGATGAGGACCGCGATCTCGTTTTGAAAATCATCCAGTCATTGAAGATCGGAGATTTGAAGGATGAGATCGAGCGGCAATCGGAATTGGAAGCGATCGCTGCGTATGTCGCAGAGAAGTATCGTCGCCTGGAATCGCTGAGCCGTTCTGAGAGCGATCGTATGTATCATCGATTGGCTATGCAGTCCTGCGACAATTCTCTTTCTTCCAGAACCCCTCAATGGAAAGCGGAAAGTTTTGTCCGTGACAATGCCGACTATCAGGCGTTGGCTCGTCGAACCGAAGACCTGAATTCCGTGGCTCGATTCCTGGAGCATTTGCGGTGGGCAGTTCTTACTCGGTTCAAAGCATTGGAACAGTTATCGATCAATGAACGGCAGGAAAGGAAAGCGAGCCCCATGTCGGTTTGAGCCGTGGCCGATGATGGGCGCGAAAAACTAACAGCGAAAACCAACAGCGAAAACCAATGAAGGAAACCAACATGACACAGCAACGAAGGACGATCCCGACTCCGGGGAAACAGCATCTCCAGTCGAATGCGACTGGCAGTGTTCAGTTTTACAATACGAATACGATGCGGATCGAAAAAGGGTCGTATCAACTTGTGATTGCCCCACCGCTCATGGAGGGCGGGAATTATCAGCGGACTCTCGGTTGGCACTGGGGATGTCATCCGTCCGGACGGGCTCCTTTGCCTTGCTTGGCGTTTTGGCCGGGAAACGATACGTGTCCGATCTGTGCGGCGATCGAGAAGATCAATCAGGAAGTCGGGGATACGCTTAGTGAGGAGCAGAGTCGTCTTTTGGGGGGGAAACGAGCAAATACGAAAGCCTACGTCAATGCGTTTAATCGGAGCGATGTGAAGCACAAAGGCGTTCCGCTGAAGGATGCGTTTCGGGTCTGGGAATTGGCAATGAAAGCTATCCGACCTTTGGTCGATCAATTGCAGCTCGACATCAATTCTTTGCACCCGGAGAGGGCCGTTATTCTGGATGTCAAAAAGATTGATAAGACGCCAAGCGGTTTTCCGGATTATCCGGCTCACATCGTTCAGGACAATGACGAGGTTGACCAGAATACGGGTGAGTATGCGGCCCTGCGTATTCCTTGGATCACATATCCGGACAAGCCGGGAGTGGCGAATCTGGACGCCATTTACGATGCGCTGGATGCTTTGCCGAACCTGGAGACCTACTTCCCGTATCCGGATGAGACCTGTATTCAGGAATTGCACAGGGGCGCGAATAACATCCTGGGACAATTCCTGGGTCACATCCCGTCCCCTGGCAGCATGTCTCTTCCCGGAAACCGTCCGACAACTCCTCCTCCTGTGAGCCGTCCTGTGGCATCAGCTCCTGCCGAAGCTCCGGTGACTCAGCCGGAAACGTCTTCTGCTCCCCCGCAACCGCCGACCAACCAGGGGGCGAACGCTCAGCTTCCTCCGGAAGTGGATGGGGCAAAGTATCCGTGCTACGGCGGAAACATGCCGCATCGTGAAACCGGGAAGCGTGGTTTCGATGCCATGCTCCGCAAATGTCTGACCTGTTCACATCAGGCCCCGTGTCAAGCCACCTATCAGGAAGGGGGTAACTAATGCGTATGCTCAAGTTGACATCGACTATCAGTGATGAGCCGATCTACATCAACTCCGAACTGATTTGCGCTGTCTCTCATCATGAGGCCGATGTTCGTCAGGTAGGCCCGATCCCTGGGATGGGTGAACGGAAAATTCCGGAGCATACCGGAATCGAAGTGATGAGCGGTGGCGGTTCCTAGATGGTTCGTGAGTCCGTTGAACACGTTGTCAACGCGATCGGGGCTCAGATCGTCCAGGTGGGGCCGAAGAAGAAGTCGAACGTCGTCCAATTGCCAGTGAAACGGAAACCGACTGCGGCTAAGAAACCGGCTGCGAAGAAAAAGGAGACTCGGCAGAAGTAGTCGTGAGGACCGTGCGGCCCCGTTAATCTTATGCACGGTCTGATCGTGGGGAATGGGAGAAAACGTATACGACGGGGTGTAACTCACGATACGAGTCTGGCTGTAGGTGCGTGGCTGGGCGGGATGGACAACGGACCAGAGGCATGAACGTGATGCCGCAGCGGGTGGGAGCCCCGCATACATTGGAATCCGGGAGGGCGGCGGTCGTTAAACCCGGAGTCAGGTTGGGGTCGCTCCCGTAATTCCTGAAGCAAGAGCCAGGACGCAACCGATTGTCGGGATAATGTAGTGAGTTGGCGACTCGCTGCTGGAAGCGAAAAGTAGAAGCTGGCCGACTGTCGCCCACCTTTATGAAGGAGACGGATATGAAACTCGATCCTAAATTTCGACTGGAGCTGTGGGACGCTATCCGTGATTGGGTTCGTTATGAGCTGGATGTGGACGAATGGCTATCTTCATGTGAGTCTTACCTAGTTCAGTCTATTATCCCGTTTCAGGATCGTATTGAGGATGTGGTCGCGCAGGAGATTCGTCGTCAGCGTCTCGATGCGATAGATAATTGTATCGATGACTGTCATCATTGAGAAAGGAATAGAATAATGAATCTGATTTGGAGCGACTTTCCGAAAATCGAATGTCCACTAATTCGGGAACGTGGAAAAGTTACGAATCAAATCAATCCTGGTTACGAATGGGTTTTCAACCGCTCTGGCGATATTGAAATTTCCGAAAAGATTGACGGTACGAATGTGAGCCTGGTTATTCGTAATCGGGAGCTTGTGGCATATACGAATCGAACCAATTTCTATCCCGCTACGTTTTTCGATAAGAGCCATTTGGCAGAGGGCATTCGGAATGCGTTTGAAAAGGGATATGTCCCCTTGACCGATGGGCAGCATTTTGGGGAGGTTATGGGGCCGAAGGTGAGTGGCGGGGACAACTTCCTTGGGCTGGATCGGCATATTTGGATTCCCTTTTCCTATTTGCGTCGGTACTTCGCTTTTGATCCAAGAGACCTTCCAGGGGAAATGAATAGCCCTCTTGATCCGGTGCGGGAATTAACGATAGATTCTTTTCAGAAACTTTCATTTATTATGCAGGGTTTGGAATCCCGTGTCAAAGCGCATTGGTGTAATGGCGCGGAGGATTTCGCGGAGGGAATCGTAATTCGGAATACCGATCCGTTGGCCGATCCTGATACGGCAATGTGTAAGATTCGCCGTGATATGTTTGATTGGTTTGAAAAGAAAAAGAAGGGAGCAAAATAAGATGTTAGCAATCGTTGACGGAAACTATTTGACTCATCGTCTGCGGCACATCAGAGAGCTGCAACGAATGACAAATAGTGAGGGAATGCCGACCGGCGTTGTCCTGGGATGGCTGCGATCCTTGCACGGATTGATGACGAAATTCCCGACGATCAATTCTGTGGTCGTCGTTTATGATGGTGGCAAGTCGAAACGTCGCCGTGAATTATTCCCTGAGTACAAAGCCAAGCCGAAGAGCCAAGACCCGAAGGAGCAGCAGCGGTTCGAAGATGCCTTTCTTCAGCAGGAGATTATCCAGAATAGTTTTCTGTGGCGGCTAGGTATTCGGCATTTGCAGTTCCCCGATGTGGAGGGCGACGATTTGATCGGTTGGGTTCTGCAACTGACCAATCCGCTGAGCCGTCGTTTGATCGTGAGCGATGACAAAGACATGATCCAGTTCGTTGACCTAGAAACAATGGTCTATCGTCCGGTCAAGGGTGAGGTCGTTCATTCAGAGCAAGTCCAGGAATTCACGGGTCTGCGGTCGATCAATGACTACATGCTGTATCGGGCGATCGTTGGCGATCCGAGTGACTGCATTCCAGGTGTGAATGGGGCCGGGGACAAGACGGCGAGGGAAGCGTTGAACTCGATCGCTTTTGAAACCAGAGCTGAGTTCTGCGAAGCCTGTAAGCAGATGAAGTCGAATCGGGTAAAGAAGATCGCGGAGCAGTGGGACGTGGTTGAGCGCAATCTGAAACTGATGGATGTGGGTCTGGAGGTTCTGCCTGATGAGGTTCGGGCAACGATACAGCATACGTTTGATAAACCCTATCGTTATAATGATCAGGGGATGACGAATCTTTTGAAATCGTTGGGTCTGCGTAGCATTTATGAGGACTATGCGTCCTGGATTATTCCGTTTCAGAATTTGAGATAGGAGGGGAAATCTTATGAAAATCGCAATGACTACCAACGATTTTGGCGCTCTTATTCACACAGGGACTCAGAGTCTTAAAACTTACGTGGTTGACATACCCGATTCCTTGATTCCTTCTGCTGTGTGGGCGTTTATTCGTGGGGAGCTAGATGGAAGTATTTCCCTTAGTTTGGTAAAAGAGACTTCGCAGCCTTCTGTTAGTTTGGTGAAAGAGACTTCACAGCCTTCTGCGGGAGATGCTAAAGAGCCTGATCGTACATGCTCTATATGTGGCGCGAAAAATCTTTATGGTTCTCACTGTGGGTGTCGAGATCGGGCTAAGTAAGTTAGATAATAATGAAGGAGCAGGGTTATGCCGAAGCATCAATTCACAACGGTTGACCAGAGGATCGCTCAGCGCGGCGATACGGTCTATATCGAGGAAGGTAACACGTATGCTACCAGGACGGTTCGGCGCATTCACAGGAATTATGTCGATCTCGTATCGAGGCGGGGGCGGGTGATTCAGCGTGGATACGGGGAGTGCTGGAAGGAAAAGCCGGATGATAATTCCTGACGGCTTCCAGGTGGAACTGGGACCAACGACGGCGACCATCACTGGACCTGACGGGGCGCGTGTCATCTCCCCGATACCTTATCCGCTGACCAACGTGGATTCCTCCTCAGATTTGGATACGATGATCTGGGCGCATGAAGCAGGATGGGGTGGGACTCTGACTCGGGAGGAAGCGCGGAGACATATTCTGGAGGAGCGCGAAACTTCGATTCTCGCAACGATCGCTGCTATGGCGCGACGGCAGACTTTGATGGAGAAGATCGTAGCGAGTCCGTTGTTTAATCCTTTTGTTGGTAAAAGGCCATCAGAGGAAACTGCGGAGATCATTCATAACTGTTTCATCGTAGAGGAGGACAGGAGCAATGAAAGAGAGTGAAAACGCCTACCCGATTGTGCGGCTAATCGGTCGTCCCAGCTTCATTGAGTTGCCAAAGGAGCTCGGGCGTCCCGCAGAAAACCAGCTGTACGGTTGCGGAGCTGCCAATCTGATTGAGACGGCAGGACGGACCTGTTACGATTCGTTTGGTTCGGGTCGGTCGAGTTCGGCATTTGCCGATCATATTTTGGAGGTCGGCCACGGATCAGTGCTGGAACATGCCCAATACACATTTTTCATTTCCGGGGTGAGCCGGGGATTGACCCATGAGCTAGTGCGCCATCGGATCGGGGTTGCGATTTCCCAGCGTTCAACTCGATATGTTGATGAGAGCGATTCAGATTGGATCGTGCATCCCTTGCTTCGGGAGTATATCGATCAGGTGGTCGTTCGAGACGAGGAGGATTGGTATTTCGAGAAAGTCAAAGGTATTTGTCAACGGGCATACTACGTCGTTGTTCAGAACCTGGAGGAGTATTTGTTGAAGCATGGAGTTGATAAGCTGACGGCGCGGAAACAGGCGCGTGGAGCTGCTCGTGGACTCCTCGGCAATGCGTTGATGACGGAGATGGTCTGGTCAGCTAATGTCCGTGCCTTGCGGAATGTGATCGAGCAGCGAGCGCATCCGGCAGCGGATCAGGAGATTCGTCGGTGGGCGATGAAGGTGTGGCGTATCATGGTGAATGAGCTTCCCGAATACTTTTCGGACTATCAGGTCATTCTATGCGACGATGGCGGTGAGGCACTGGAGACGGATCGGAGGAAGGTATAATGAAAATTCTGATCTGGGGCGATCCTCATATCTATCCGAACTCCGCTTTCAGCCGACCGACTGAAGACGGGTTGACCACGTATCTCCAGGAGATTCTGAAGACCGGGGATTGGTTGAATGAGCTGGTGGTAGAGCATCGTCCGCATCTATCGGTTTGTCTGGGCGACGTGTTCCACACTCACGATCATGTCGATGCTCAATCGTTGCATGTTGCTGAATTGCTTTTGCGTAACCATTTGAATCTGTGTGCTCAAATCGATGCGAAGTTTGAGATGGTACTCGGCAACCACGAAATTTATAGCCCCCGGATTCATCTCCTGCCGTTTATGCAGGATCACGTCAATGGGTCTGTAAAGGCTCGGCAGTTTGTCAATCGGAAATCTCCTCTGCGGTTTGAGTGGCTCGGGTTTCTACCCTACGGGTCAGACCTGTCTGACTTGCCGACCGGGAAGGACAATGCTTCGATCAAAATCTGGTTCGGTCACATGGAGGTCAAAGGGGCGTATCGTCAGGCCGGTTCTCCATCCCCCAAGGGAATGACGCTCGATCAGCTTCCGGAGGGGAGTATCCTGTTCAATGGTCATTATCATCGGCCCCATGCGATCGCCGGTCCAGGTGGGCGGCAAGCTGTCTTCCCCGGCTCGATTACGGCCAGGACGTTTTCGGACAGCGGGGCTCCGGTTCCTCGGGGAGCAATCCTGTTCGATACGGTCTCCCAGGAGATCAAGAGGATCGAGAATCCTCACTGCCAGATTTTCGAGACGGTTCATGTCCACTCGAAGGAGGAGATCGACAAACTCCAGCTGCTCTCCAATCGGGATCGAACCAATGTCCGGGTCTATCTGCACGATCCAGGGTTGGAAAAGGACAAACGGCTCCGGTCCCAGATTGCCAAATTCGCGCATTCAGCTGTCGTTCCTGCCCCGATCGAGGTCCGAGGCAACCAGGAAGCCGTCCTGGAGCTTGATACGGCTGTAGACGCCAATCTGCGGCGTTACTTGGAGGGCGTGGAGCTGCCCGAGGGTTTGGACCTGGGGCGGATTCTGGAGTCTTGCCAGGAACTCGTGGCTGAGGTCGGATCGGTTAGGCAGTCCAAAGGTAAGTCGATTCGGTTCAATAATTTGGCAGCTGAGAATTTTATGTCTTTTCGGCAGCTCTATGTGGACTTTACGCAACCAGGGCTGACTCTGGTGGAGGGGCAGAACCTGGACGATCCTGGGGCGGCATCAAATGGTTCAGGCAAGTCTGCGATCTTCGAAGCTCTCTATTGGGCCTTGTTTGACAAAACTTTGCGGGGAACCAGAAAGACCGAAGTCGGATTTCTGAACGGGAAGAAAACTGGTGATCCTTGCTCGGTAAGGGTGGACCTGGAGTTTCGGGAAGCCAACGGTGATTATGTGGTTCTGCGGATTCATCGGTATCGAAATCAGCCGCAGAAGGGGACCGGCCTGGACATCGAGATCGGGGACTCGAATGTGACTCCTCGACTCCCTAGTGACAGCCAAAAGGTGATCGATGAAATCTTGGGTATCGAACCAGGGATCGCTCAGCATCTATTCTTTCTCACCCAGGGTTTGAGCCATCGTTTCATGGACTTGGGTGATGCGGATCGGAAGAGGCTGGTGGAGTCGATCGTCGGTCTCGATCTGTATGATGCGATTCATGCTGCTGCATTGAAGTGGAAGCGGGATGTGGAGGGGGGCATCCAACAAAAGAACAATGAACGAATAAGTGCTCATGCGTCTGCATCTCAGGCTCAATCGGCTGTGGACTTCGCTCGCCAGCAGCTAGAATTTTTGGAAAGCGGTAATAAGACTGCGATCTCCGAGTGTGATGAGAAATTAGAATCTCTCCAGTCACATTTGGATCAAGAGAATGCGAAGATTTTGGGGGAAAAGAAAAATTATGATGAACTCCATGAGAGATCATTGATTCTAGCTGATGAGTTGTCTGATGTGGTTCGTCGATGGGAAGATGCGGTATCGGTTCGTATTCGGATTGAGACCGTGTTGTACCAGCGGAAGGAACTGGCTCGTGAGGCACAGGCACTATTGAAGGAGGGGAAGTGTCCGCAGTGTGGTCAAAGCTTGGATCGAGCAGAGCATGTGCATTCTCAGGCTGATCCTGATTTGTCATCTATGGAATCTGAGTATACCGCAGCGAAAGATATTCATCGTTCTCTTTGTGAGCAGAAGAATGCTTTGGAAGCAGCACAACAGTCTCTCAAGGAATCGATGCTGTATTGGAGTGAGACTATAACGGGAACAGCGGGGACGATTCGTAATTTAGAAAGCAGTATTGTTCAGGTGCAGAACGCGATCAAAACGGCTCAATCTTTGCGTGATGAACGTCAGCGACACCTGGATGAAGCCGAAAAGAGACTGGCAGAGGCTGAGGCGCAGTTGCAGAATGCTCTCAATGAGCTGCAAGTCGAGAACGATAAACTGTCAGAAAAGGAATTCATCGTTTCCATTTTCGCTCCGACCGGCATTCGTTCGATGGTCCTGCGTTCCGTCGTGGACTGGCTGAATCATAAGCTGGAGGAGTATTCTGAAATCCTCCTGGGCGATGATCGAGTCATTATCGATTCGGCTACCGAATTGAAGAGCGGAAAGGTCGTGGACAAGTTCAATGTGGCGGTTCATGGGAACCGATCTTACACGTCTTGCTCCAGCGGGGAACGTCGTCGTGCCGATCTCGTAATTCAGTTTGCCTTGAACGCTTTGGCTCGGTCCACAACTGGTTTGCATACAAATCTTTTGATCTGTGATGAAATTGATGATAAGCTGGATATGACTGGCATGGAGAACTTGGCTGCGCTGCTACGGAAGAAAGCAGAGGATGAGGAACTATCGGTGTATCTGGTCACACAGCATTCCTTCCTCAAGGGTTTGATTCCTCAGCGATGGGTTGTCCGCAAAGAGAATGGCGTGTCCAGTTTGTGAACCAATACGATGGATTTTCTCGAAGAGGTACAGAAAATCTATGATAGTGAACGAGCCTATACTCTCTATTGTCGTTACCGATCATCTAGGTTGGCGGCGTGGAGAGACAAAACGATTGTGGCCTTGCTTCCTATGGTTGGGCGTTTGGTTTTCTATTTGTGGAAAGACCTTACGCGGGAAGACCGCGATGATCTTATGGGGGAGAGCTGCTTCGTCATTACGGACTTGGTTCGGAACTGCAATCGAAAATTTGAGTCGGAGTTCGATTTTTCAGCTTACTTCTGGTCTCGATTACGTGTTTTGGCTGTTCGCTGGAAACAGAAATTTGAATACCGCCACTATCCGAAGGAGCCGATTGAAAATCCTGATGGGGCGATTCGATCTGTTTTGGTTCGAACCAATGAGTTCGAACAAGCTGAAGAGGCGATGGAGCAGGAATACCAAAAGTATTCTACCTATACGATGGCTGTCTCTCTTATTCGATTCGATGACGAAGAAGTGCGTCGTTTATGCCGGTTTATGCTGGAAATCATATCCGCGAAGGGGACTGTCCCAGGTAACAAATTTTGGGAGCGTTTCACTGTTCCAAAAGACGATATTCCTTTTTATCGTTCCTATTGTACTCTGCTGTGCTTTATTGCGGAGAAGCGCGTGAGCCGTGGTGTGCGAGTCGGTGATCTGATTGCTGATCTGAATGATGCTCTGGCGTTGGGGGCCGCTACCTTTCATTCCCATTCAATCATTCCTGAGCTGCTACAGATTCTGGGATTCGATAAGATGTCTGATTTCATCGTCGCTTTTGACGGGGCATCATTGGAGCATCGCGGATATACCTATCAAGTCCCAAAGAAAGCAGACTATCTGCTCTTTCTGGCTAACATGGATATTTATTTATCGTTATCCAAGGGGAAGAACTCTGAACGTGTAATGTCCGGACTGTGCAATCGCTACTCGCTCAATGAGGATCAAATTCGTGCTGCTTATCAGAAAGTTGAGCGAAGAATGGTTGTGCCGTTCAGGGAGGTTGTTGATCGTGCCAAATAATAATCGAACTAGACGTGGAGCCGAGCTTCCTGAAGTTGCTCCTCCCAACGATCATTCTGATGCCCGAGAGCCAGATGAGATCATAGGTGGGGAAAATGATGTGTCACAGACCCCGGAACGCGACAAGACAGGACTGGCTTGGCCCACGGAAAACGAACTCTTCCTTCGTCCGATGTTTGACCGATTCTCTGCTCCAGAGGAGTTTATGGCTGGGGGGATACGAGAAACAAAGGCTCGACTGATCGATGGTGTCCTTCGGTTGACCGCATCTGCTCTTTGGGAAGGAATGCGTATCCGGGAATTTCGTGCTCGACTCCAGTCATCTATGGCCCCTACTTTGGATTCTGTCCTGGAGATGGGTTTAGATAATCAAACCGAGTATGTAAAAGCATTGAATGTTGTTGAAAAGTTGACTCATGAACAAGTTTTGAAGGGAGGTACGTTCTTAGCAAATCCTGGAATGTCGGATGAAGAAATTGACAAAACTCTTCAGGGTCGTCGTTTGCACGGAGTTGATGGATTGCCTGATCCGGAGCAGCGCGAATTGTTTCGGATGATGCACACAGCTCTTGTCAATAGTTTTGAGCAGTGGAACTCTAAGAAGGGGGAGGATGCTGGTTCAGCGAAGACGACGAAGAAATCCGTTCTAAAGGAATCAAAGCAGAAACAGAAATCGAAAGAGACAAAGGTTAAACCGGAGAAACCGGAGAAACCGGAGAAACCGGGGAAGGCGCGGGTATATCGTTCACGATCGAAACGCAGAGTGTTACGATGAGTTTTACACCTAGGGAGATTCAGGAATTTGCTGATCGTATCTTGGTGGGGGATACGACGGTTTGGAGCGATATTCCAAGTGATCTTCACAAATCTCTGATTCAATCGATTCATGAGCTCTCTACGACTGGACGATCTGAAACGGCTGAGGAGCTCTGGAAGATTGATCGAACAGAGAAGCCTGTTGGTATTGATGAGTTCATCGATTCGGATGACTATCTAGGATTCGGGGGAAGTTTCTGGGAGCCGTGGCGCGAAGAGCTACGCTATGTTCTTGATCCGCAGAACGAGATTTACGAGTGGATCATCGAGGGCGGTATCCGTGCCGGTAAGACAACGGCTGGTTTGATCGCGTTATTGTATAAAATTTATTTGCTAACCACGTTTCATGCGCCACAGGATTTTTATGGTTTGATTCCTGATACGAAGATTGGTATTGCCCTCTTCGACATTCATAAGAAAAATGTTGATGATGGGTCGTATTACAATATCCAAAGATATATGCAGAGAAGTCCGTATTTTCGTAGCATTACGACTCCTCGTCATAATAGCTCTTATGTCGATTTGCCTAAAAGTATCGTGTTTGCTCTGGGTTCAATGGCGATTCATTCGTTGGGTAGGGCGATCTTTTCCGGTATGTTGGATGAGGCGAACATTCCACGAGCCGAGGGGCGTAGTATTCAGGCGCAATACGTGGAGATTCGGGAACGTATCGATACTCAATTTATGCACCGAGTAGCTCCGATTCCGCTCCTGGTATTGGCGTCTCAACCTAAGTCTCAAGAGGCATTTCTGTCTCAGCATCGTCAGAAGTATGGTAACGACCCACATACACATGTGACCTGTTTTGCGACGTGGGAGGCTCGGGAACACCAGTATCGGAACTCCAAACGGTTTTATGTTTTGGTTGGGAACGATCGTCAGGAATCTTCGATGCACCGAGAATTGCCTGAGCATGTTCCTTCCGGGATGCGTATTATTACTCCTCCTGTTGAGCTTTGGGACACATTCTATCGTAATCTGAATGAGGCTATCCGAGATTTAGGTGGGATACCAACATTCGGTGTGAACCCCTTTATCCAGCAGCGCGATTTAATTGATGCGATGGTGAGCGACGATTTGGTCCATCCGTTCCGGCAGGAAGAAGTGATGGTCGGTCATCGTGATCTTGGAAACGCATTGATCGATAATTTCAAAAGAGAGCTGATGTTCGATCTGATTGACAAAACCAGGGACATCTGGCGCGTTCGTAAATACCCGAATAGCTCTCGGTTTATTCATGTTGATCTGGCGAAAGGTCGTCAAGACGCGGCTGGTATGAGCTGTGTCTGCTTGGGCGACTTGATGAATGTGGAACGTGAAGACAAAGACGGTCACATCTATACGACACAGGACTATTTGATCCATACAGACTTTACGGTGCGGATCGTGAATAGAGAATTTGAGGAGATCGGTTTCGGTCAGATCGTTGATTTTATATCATATCTTTATAGTGCTGGTCTACCCATTGCGTTTGTATCATATGATCGCTATCAGTCTACTCATTCGATTCAGGAGTTGGACCGCAGGGGTTTTGACTCAGGGGAACAGTCTGTGGATATTAGCATGGTCCCCTATGAAGTATTGCGGCAAGTCATCTTGGAACGGCGCATCAAGTGTTATCGGCATACTCGTTTGCTTGAGGAATTGAAAAAACTGGTGGTCGTCCCTCACAAAACGAAGGAGAAAGTCGATCACCCGGAGGGCGGGGGGAAAGATACTGCTGATAGTTTGTGCGGTTCTGTTTTCAAATTGTTGAGTGATAAGCGTTCTATTCCTCGAATCGATCCTAGTGTGGTGCGTCTCTACGATAAAGACACTGAGGAAACACGTTCGAAACCTGAGTACCACATTTTTACGGACATCAAAGACTATGATCGTGACTTGTTGAACCCCGACTGGAAGCAGAAGCAGCTGAGTCGGAAACCTATTTTCTCAAGGAAGAGGAAACCCGATGGGTGATCGATGGGTGACACAGAAGGAATTGGCTGAGCTGGTAGCGCAGGAATCCGAGTTATCGATACGGCAATCGCGGAAAGCTGTATCAGCTCTCTTTTCCGTGATCCGAAAATCCTTGGAGCATGGCGAGTCTATCAGCATTACAAAGGTAGGAACCTTTGAGCCAAAGATCATTCCCCGTGGTCGATTTCAATCCAATCTTGATGGACGAATTTATGATACTCCGCCGAAATTAGATATTGGATTTCGGCAATACGAGTCCTCAAAGAAACTATAGGAGGGACGATGAACATTCTCATCACAGGTGGTGCTGGCTATTTGGGACGCAGCGTTGCTATGATGCTGCAACAGGCCGGTCACAAGGTTCGCATATTCGACAATGGGATGTTTGGTCGTTTGCCAGCATCAATGGCTCAGAACATGGAGATGGTTCCAGGTGATCTTCGTATCTATGAGGATTGTGCAGTAGCCGTGAAGGATCAGGAAGTGTTGATTCATCTGGCTGAGATCGGTCCTCGGGCCGTCGTTGAATCGCATCTTGACTTTGCTGAGAGCTGCAATTCGTATGGCACTCGGATGTTAGCTAAGGCGGTGTCGAGAGCAGCAATCAAGCTATCTATCATTGGGAGCTGGCTTGGTTCGTTGGGGAAGGGCGAAGAGGCTCTCTACGGTCGTCCCTGGAGTGTCCTGATGCATCATCGTTACGAGCTGGGGGCAAACTCGATGATCTTGCGGTTTCCCTATCTGTTTGGTACATATCCGATGGGTCGGTTCCGTTTTGATCAGTTCCCTAATTTGTTCTTGGCTCGGGCGATCCAGGAAAAAGAAGTGGTGATCCCTTCCCATTTGAACGAATATATGCTCAGCGTTATCGATGCTTCGTTTGCTATTAAGACAGTTATTGATAAGTGGACGGGAGCTCCTGGAATCAGTCCTTGGTTTGATGTGGGGCATGAGGAACTGCGGATCAATGCTCAGGGTCTGAAGGATACAATCCTGGAACTGGTCCCAGACTGTAATGTTCGGATCATTGCTGAGAAACTCCAGGACCACGTAGAGTGTCCATGCAACTTTGATTCCTTTCGTTCGACGTTTGGTTGGAATCCACAGATCACGTTGCGGCAGGGCGGCGTAGACATTCAGGATGCTCTTCGTCAACTCCCCTCGTTTCGATGGACTGATCCGATTGCCCATAATGAAAAACTGGTGAAGCAGATATGCGGGAAATAAAACCGAATAGCAAGGAACATCGACAGATAGCTCAGTCTGCGAATGTGACCTATGAGTTCTTTCTGGGCATCGTCAATCGTGCGATGGCCGAAGCCGAGAAGCCGAAGAGGTGGCTTGGTTTGAGCACTGAACTCTTTGATGATCTGCGGGGTCTGGACATGCGTGGCTTTCGCTTCGGACTGGCGATCTTCGTTGAGCACATGAGAACCCTCGATGTCGAGGGGTGGGATGACTACCTGGAAGCGGCTCGAAACTATCATCGGGCCTGTGAGTTACAACAATCAATCGAAGGAGAAGATGATGGCTCTGGGCGAAGTGAAACGTGATGATGAAGTGATCTTCGAACGGATGGGACTCGGTTCCGGCTCGAATGTCGAGGGTTGCTACAAGATTGCCTGCCGCTCCGGAGCCGTGTACTTGACGACGGAGCAGATGGTTGATTTGATCGGAAGGATTCCGCAGACGATCTTGGAGAAGGCTGGTTACTTTCCTCCGGAGAAAACGGAATGAGTAAAGTAGAACGGTACATTTGTGATCAATGTGGAGCTGATCTAGTTGAGACACTCCCTCTTACTTTTACTCTAATCCGGAGAAAATATCGGGCTCCGAGACTTCTCGTACATTATATGAGTCCAGCTCTTCAGACATTTCATTTTTGCTGTCATGCTTGTCTGTCTAACTGGATTAGTAAGCAGGATGAGGAGGGTGGGACATGAGCAGAACTCCTTCGTTGCCAAAGCGCAAACCGAAGAGCCGGATCGTTCAGGGTGATGTTCGATCCGTCCTGAAGAAGTATCCTGCGGACTGGTTTCACTGCGTTGTAACGAGTCCTCCCTACTTTAATTTGCGGGACTACGATCTCGATCCGCTGGAGTGGGGAGTCCAGGACAAGCACTGCAAACATGAGTGGGATGAGCGCGGTTTGTGCCAGAGCGGGTGCGAGGGCTGGCGCGGATGTCTGGGTTTGGAGCCGAGCCCTGAGATGTATATTGAGCACATGGTTGAGGTCTTCCGCGAAGTCAAACGTGTTCTCCGTCCTGATGGTGTCTGCTGGCTGAACCTGGGCGACTGCTATGCGGGAAAGGAACTCTGGGGTATCCCCTGGAAAGTTGCGTTCGCTCTTCAGGATGATGGTTGGTTGCTGCGGACAGATGTGGTATACGCAAAAGAAAATCCAATCCCAGAAAGTGTTCAGGGCTGGTGTGAGGAACTGGTACTGGATGATTCCGGTGGGTCTATCGAGTGCGAGAACTGCACGGATGGATCATGTTCTGACTGCTGGGAGAGGAAACGGGTACGGCATAAACGTGGATCGTGGAGACCAACCAGGGCTCACGAATTCATTTTCATGCTGATCAAATCGGAGAAGTATTTTTCGGATCGGGATGCGGTGATGGAGGAGTCCGTTTCTAGGGAGGGTGTCCGTAAGAATCCTCGTTCGGTCTGGTCACATTCCACGGTTCCTTTTAAGGAGTGCCATTATGCAGTTTTTCCTCCTCATCTGGTTCGTAGGCCGGTTCGTTCCTCGGTGTCGGAACGTGGTTGCTGCGACAACTGTGGAGCCCCGTTCCTGCGTGTGATTCGGCGCACAAAGGCCAAAGACCGGGATGATGATGGTAGGACTGCCAGCTTGCCCGAACAGCGATTTGGGAAGGCTCCTCCTCCAGAACGGGGTTGGGAGTCGAAACGGGAGCTGTTGGGATGGGTTCCTAGCTGTCAGTGTAAACGAGTCGAGACTGTTCCTTGCCGATTGCTCGATCCGTTCTGCGGGTCGGGGACGATGGGCCTGATTGCTAAGGAACTAGGTCTGGATTTTGTAGGAGTGGACCTCAGTGAGTTTTATTGCGGGATGGCAAGAAAGAGGATTCGTGAGTTCGATCCGGATAGATGAGATCACGTTCCAATACCGGGGACAACAGAACTGTCAGGGCGGTGTCTTTGAGGTCGAATCTTTGCTCACAGTCTGGTTCGGAGACTATTACTGTGTCGATGAGGTTCACTTGAGTGGACGCGATAATTTGAAACCTTGGGAACTATTCTACATTCATTTGAACTTCGCTGCGGTGACACTCAATCGATATTTCGGCTATCTTCGACGCAAGTTTCTGATGGGAGTTTTGGACGAGTATGAACTTGATTGTTTGAAGACCCTGTATCCAGGAGATTTGGAGGAGCTCAAACCATGAAATTGGAAAAGCCGTTGCGCTACGTTGTCCTGGAAGACTGCTATTTGGTGATGGAACATGCTGTTGCATGGCAGATCAATCATCGAGGGAAAGGATACTGGATTGCAACAGATCAGATTCTGGACTGGACCCCGGCAGAGACAAATGGTCCTGAGATTGTGGTCAAGCATGGCGGTATCAAAACGATTCAGGGTTTGCAATCCTTGGCTCGTCAATCAACGGCTCTTCATAAGCGTCCAGGAAAACCGGGTACTCTGGAACTGACTTATGCGGAATCGGAACGGCAAGGATTGTTGAAGGAGCCCGGAGTCTGGATTGCCGACGCCACGAAAGGGAAGAAGGAAAAAGTCGAGGAAACCAAGGAAAAACGAAAGGGATTGATTGCCAGACTGAGGGGAGGTTGACAAGGGATATACGAATAGGATACAATCGTATTCATCTGTAGGTTGTATTGAACTGAACGAAACGAAAGGAACCAACAATGCCGCCATCCAAACCTTACAAGTTCTCAGACCCCTTTGCTGCGGTGGAAACCGAACCGATTCTTACCAGTGAGGGCAGGGAAACCAATCGTCAAATCATCAAGGTCAAAGACGACGATGGTCTGTTTCAGCCGGTCAGCGATGTGAGCCGTGGCTACCAGCTGATTACGAATGAGACAGCTCTCCAGATCGTGCAGGACGTGCAGACTCGGAGCAAGTTCAGCTGGTCCGAGATGAAAAAACCGGAATTTACCGGACAACGCTTTTCGGCGTACTACATGAGCGAGGAGCCGATCGCTTCGATCAAAAACGGAATCGAACGGACGATGAAGGTTGGCTTGCTGGTGCGTAACAGTTACAACGGTTCCTGCAAGTTTGGCATTCAGCTCTTCCTGGCGTTCATGGAATGCCTCAACCAATTCCACAGCGCCAATCAGTTTGGCAATTTTCTTCTGCGCCATACCTCGGGGGAAGAGGGAAATAATCTGTTGGACGCTGACGATGCTGCTGCTCAGATCGGTCGTTGTGCAGGAGTGATGATCGAAACGGCTCCTCTTTTCAAAGAATTGGTGGAGAGCGGACCGTTGACGCTGGGTGATATTCGTGGCGCGAAGAAACAGATCACCGAACTCACCTCCACGAAATGGGGTGAGGTCATCGACAATATCGAAACCGACTCGCAGTGGGGGCTGCTGAACGGTCTGACCTACGTGGCTACACATCGTCTGGAGGGCGATGGGTCTCTGCGGGTCGGGGAAGCCATTGGTCGCTACTATCTTCAGGACAGCGAGACCGCGAAATCGGCTCGTAGCAGCAAGAGCGACTGATGTAACTTGGGGGAGCCTTATTAGACTGAGGCTCCCCCTTCAATGAATAGGAGGCATTGATGGCGTCCAAAACGAAATCGGTTATTACGCTGAGGATAGAACCGTCTGCCGTCAAACGTCTCGACAGGATGATCGAGAAGGTACGGAAAGATACAGGGTTTAACTATACGAGGTCTGAAGCATTGAGGGAGTTAGTCTTTGACTTACTCAACGGCGGAATTAAAACGACTCGTCAAACTTCTCGTTTCGTGCGGGAAGCAATTAGCTTGGACGATGAATAACAACGAAGGAGCTGTCTCATGGATGAGATGATTGGGATTCTGGTGACAACTGCGGAAACGGTGATTCGAGGTTATACAGACTTGGTTTGGTTCTTAGGACGGCCAGGGGCATTTTTCGTTCTGGGGTATGTCCTGGGAGCTTTCTTCAAGAGCCGAACCTTTGCGGCGATGCTCAACCGCTTCGATGGCTGGGCAGAAAGGAATGGGTGGTGAAGTGTTAGATAAGACATCACATTCTTATTTGCATGGCAATGAAATAGGTTTACTGGAGATACTTGAGGATGGGTATGTCTATGGACAACTTAATCTTCCTCCGATAAAACCTGGATCAGTTCGTATAGAAGTTGGTCCGTGGTATATAGTGGATGATGGTAAAGGCTATCTGGTTGGAGACCTACTTGGGGACTTAGAAGATAATACGATCAATTTAGAGGATGGGATATTTCAATTTACTTTACCGTCTCCATGGAAAGAATCTAAAGAATCTTTTTGTGATCAGCTTCGTCAATCTATTAGGAAATTCTGGAGGTTTTTATGAGTGGGTACACTTTTCAAGGTTATGCGATTCCGGAGCACATGGTTCAGGCTTTGGAGGGATACACGGAGGAGGGACATCCTCTGGGTCATTTCCTTCAGGCGATCGTGTCCAATAACTTCATGGAAGCCTGTAGTCGGGCCGACATGGAGAATCAGCGCAATCTCCCGGCCTATGGCGCATATCTCTATAATATGATGCCAGCGGCGTCTTGGGGAAGTCCTGGTGCATATAAGCATTGGGTCGAGTGTGGAGGTGCGAAAGGTTTGCGAGAGGGGCGTATATGAGCGACGAGATCGAATTCGAAGAGTTGAGGCGTCAAGCCTTATCTTTGCCGAAAGAGCAACGAGACCAGCTAATAGATGATCTTTATGCTGATGGAACAACGATCTCTGTTCATGGGCAGCTCTCACGGTTAATTTGTCATCGGTGTCGCCATGCTTTCCCCTTCGATGGATCGATGGAGAGGCAGTGTCCTGAATGCGAACTGGAGTATTCGATAGAGCGAACCTTTTCTTCTGGAAAGCCATGTCGCCTTTGTGGCTCGACAATCCATCGTCTCTACCATATCACCTGGAGGATCAAATGATACTACTTCACAGCTCAAACATCCTGGGAGCCGGATGGACCTCGACATCTGAGGTTGATCCTGACCTGGGAACGATGCAAGTCCTCTTCAGGAACGGGGGGCTCTATGAATACATGGATGTGCCTTATGCGGAGTTTCGAAAATTCGTGGATGCTCCGTCGTCCGGGAAGTTTTTGAACGAACGGATCAAACCGGTCTATAAGTTTCAGAAGGTGGAGGAGAAGAAATGAGCCAAGTGGTAGATACGAACGGCGTTGTCCTCGACGAATTCCTGGAGCAGTTTCTTCCGCGCTTGGACAATCTGATGGGAACGGTTGCCAGTATGAATCTTGATCCGGTTGATCTACGGTTGGCTCACGAAGTTATCGCAACGGAGATGGCTGCGGAATTTACTGATTTGATGGTCGGTGAGTTTGAAGATGGGGGAGTCGATTTCGGGGGCATCGAGGATGATGAGGATGAACCGGAAGAGAGCTCCGATCCCGAGCCTCAAGCGGACCAGGAAGAACCGGAGACGGCTGAGGAGCCAGAAGAGGGAACGCAGGAATGATAATCGTGGTGGACATCGAAGCGGACGGCCCGATCCCTGGTGACTACTCGATGATCGCTATCGGGGCGGCTGCTCTGGATGAGGGTCGGTCTACGTTCCTGGACTACCTGAAGCCGATCAGTGAGCGATGGGTTCCCCAGGCACTGAAGGTCTCTGGATTCACCAGAGAGGACACGATTAACTTCCCGGATGCCGGTGGTACGATGCAGCGATTCGCGTCTTGGATTGAGGAGGTTTGCCAGGGGGAACGTCCCTTCTTCATCAGTGACAATAACGGTTTCGATTGGATGTTTGTTGCATGGTACTTTCATCATTTCTTAGGGCGCAATCCATTTGGGCATAGTTCGACGAATCTTGGATCGCTTTATAAAGGTTTGGTTCGTAGCATGTTCCTAAATTTTAAGCATCTGCGGAAGACGGAGCATACTCACAATCCTCTCGATGATGCGATTGGAAATCTCGAAGCGTTTGAGGAGATGGTCAAACGCTGGAAGCTGAGGTTTCGATGAGTGAGAAAAAGAAACAACGAGGTTGGCTTGCGCTGACCGTCGATGACAATACGGAGGTTCGGATCGGTGATGACATCACGGTTCGGGTCGGTCGGCGGGATCGTTCGGGCAGGGTCGTCAAGGTTGCGATCCGTGCTCCTCGGGACGTGAAGATTACCAGGGAGCCACGAGAGGAGTTGGGGCATGAATGAGATTCTAGACTTTGAATCGATCATCGATAAGGAAGCAGCGAAAGACTGTTTTCTCTGCTGCGGAACGGGATTTATTCAAACTAACCGATCTATTGGAAGCTCAGGAGGAAGGAAACTGATATGACTGAATTTATTAAGGTTAAAGGATTGTCGAACGAATCGATTTATATTTGGACAGATCGTATCGACTTCGTCGTGGATATGGAGATGATTCCATCGGCTCAATCGAGATCGGGTATTCATCTGATTGGTGGTCAGATTCCTCTAGGTGTTAATACCAAGGCATCTAAAATCATGGAGCTGATCGGAGCTGAGATCAAAGAGGAGTCTCCGCTGAGCGTGGACTAATGGAAAGGAGAGCGTTGTGCGACACGAATTGACGAAAGAGGTTCTGGACCTGTTTACAGACAAAGAAGCTCAGGAGATCGAGACGATTCCCTTCCTGCGGCGGTTAGGATCGCAGATGCACCACTCGGTGGGGTGCGCGAAGCTGGCTGTCCCCGAGAGCTGGTGGAAGCAGAAGTTCGGCAAAAAAGCTATCCAGAAGTCTCAAGAGGCAGCCGAATGTGATTGTGGGCTCGATGAGTCGTTTCGCGGCACGGCGACTCTCATGTTTCTGATCCGGGACAATTTGGACGCGATGGATGGGATGCTGGTGCAGATGCAAAAGGCGAAGAGCCTTGCTCGCAATCCGAAGGGGAAACGGGAGATGGACTTGGGGATGCAGCGGCTCCAATATATCCATCGGATTTTCCGGACTATCTGGAACGTCAATGCTCATGAGCTCCCGGTGCATACGCATGACGAGAACTGCGATCACGGGGAGCAGGAGCAGGAACCGGCCCAGGAAGCGAGCTGACCCATGACGAAGCAATACATCTGCAACCGCTGCGATCGTCCTATTGATATGGAGGTCGGCGCGGATGGTCGTCAAGTCTTTGTTCCGGTGCGGTGGAGACCGACCGAGGCGAATTCGTCTACGACGGTTTACCTAGACGCATATCTGGCTGAGGCGGCTGGACCTGTGCGCCAGCATTTTTGCAAAGCGTGTTTGGTCGTGCTGCTGCAAGATGAGGAGCGGCGCGTCTGGGAGAAGAAAAAGGAGAGTCGAGGATGACTGACCAGGAAGGTTGGGGCCAGCGGACATTGGAAGAGTTGCAGGAGCGCGGATGGATTCCCACGGAAGAAGCGGCTCAGGATTTCGTGGAACATTTCTACCGAATAGCTCGGGTCGTTCATTCTAATGCCAAAGGACATGGCTGGTGGGACGAGGAGCGGAACAACGGGGAGATGCTGGCCTTGATTCACAGCGAGATCAGTGAGGGGCTAGAGGCTCTGCGTAATGGAAACGCGAGGTCCGATAAGATCACGCATCGTCTCGGAATCGAGGAGGAGCTGGCCGATGCGATTATTCGGATCATGGACCTTGCCGTTGCCCGTGGATGGGATATGGCTGGAGCCTTGATCGACAAAATGATCTACAATGCTCGCCGCCCCTACAAACATGGTGGAAAGGAGTTTTGAGATGGATATGAAAGAAACTGCCAGGGAGCTTTTTCATTTTGTAGAGTCGTATCGTCGGAAAACGAGTGAGAGTCAGATGCACGAAGCTCTCAATCTGTGTGATGCGGTCGATGATTTCTGCGTCGAGATGAAAATCAAGCTGCTTGAGAAAATGTTAGAGGGTAGGAAGGGCTGGTGTACTCCTGATGGTTGGGATAGTTCTAGTGTGAGTGGGGCTCTGGATGTGATCCGTGATCGGATTCAGGATCATGTTGGGAAAGGTGATCCAGTCGATGTTGCCAACTTCGCAATGTTTTGGTGGAATCTGGAGAGGAAGGGAAAATGACCGTAAAAGCGATCGTCAGGCAGTATCTCAGTGACCACGGCTTTGAGGGCTTGGTAGCCGATATGGGTGAGTGCAGCTGCGAACTGGATGATTTGATGCCTTGCGAATGTACGGGGGTTGATCGTTGTGAGCCTGGGTACAAGGTTCCGTGTCCAGGGGATGAGTGCGAGTACGGCGGGGATTGCGACTGGCATATCAGCATCAACAAACCGGGGAATAGGGATGCAGAGAACACTTCCGACTAGCTGGGATACGAAGGTTACGGTGCAGTCGAGTCAGACAGCAATTGCGGAATTGCTGGAGAAGCATGGTTGCGATCAGATTGCCATTATTCGTCAGGGTGATGAGAGCGGTGTTCAATTCGTTTTGGACGAGATGCCCTTTCTGATCCGAGTCGATGCTCAGCGAGTAGCGGCTCGGGCCATAGCGATCAAACCATACCATCCGCGAACCCGATGTAATCGTGCCGAGTACGATCAGAAGATGTTGGATCAAGCTCGAAAAGTGGTGTGGCGTCATATCCATGATTGGATACGGACAGCATTGAACATGGTGGAGAACGGGATGATCGATATGATCACAGCTTTCCTTCCCTACTTGATGACTCGGGACGGCGGAACACTGGGGACGTATGTTCGGGACAACAAGGCCAAGTTCATTTCTGAGAGTTCGTCTGGCTTTGCGATGCTGGAAGGGAAGAAGTGACTGGGGATGATCTGAAGATGCTGGATGAGATCGAAGTGATCCTGGACGATCCTGAGTTTCGGTCGAAAGCGATTCTGGTTCCTGTGGACCTGATGCGCCAAATCATTGAGGAACTTCGTAGGGAGAAAGAAGATGGTTGAGTTTCTGGTAAAGACTGATCCGAACATGAAACCGGATGAGATTCGGATCAAACAGGTTCCCGATCTTCGGGGCTATGCTACGCATCACCACGATTGTAAATCCAGGTATATCTTTCTTTCGAGAGATGGTGACTACTTATTTGAGGCTTGTACGTGTGGGATGGACGAATCGCTGGAAGCCCACGATCTGATTCTGGAGCAGAGCGAGACCCGTAGGGTGTTCATTGATGGGCTACGTCAGACGATCAGCGAACTTCAGGAGGAGGTTGTTGATCTGAGGAAGATGCGGGTCCGTGTCCAGAAAGTCTTGGATCACTTCGATCACACCTGGACAGAGGAGATGGTTCGTAAACTGAGGGAAGCAATCGAGCCGGTGGAGGACGATGGAAGCGAGGGCTAGAACCA